TATGCACTTCGTTACCCTTTACTAACACTCCGCCTATAACGCGCCCCGACTCAGTTAGGGGTACTACGTTCCAAGACTCCAACGCTTTCAAATACTCAACCAACCCTATACTTAGCCTGTCTTTAACCGACGTGTACACCATCAGCATGGCTCGGTCTTGAGGTGTCATCGCGCCGATACAAAAGTTATTGTAGTCACCACAGACTGAGTAGCTGGTTTTGTTGGGCTGCCCGAAGCAGCATAAAAAGGTACGGTTACATTAGCATTTGTAGTTGACCAAAAGATAGATACGTTATCCCTAGCATTCATGGATAAAAAGTAGTTCCATCCTTTAATGTCATGGGCTGGATCGCCAGGGTTTTTCCTAGCTTGCATACCAATTACACCAGTAGAACCGGGAATATTAACGCCGTTTTGTCTTAACCATATATATACATCTTGCGAAGCATTATCAGCATTTTCTAACTGCGCACTAAATTGCAGGTTGTATACCCCAGCGTACTCTACAGTGATGTTGGATGAATTTAGCGTGACGTTGCTTGTAAAATCCGTCGTGTTCATCGTCATCAATGTTGCAGTATTTGCTGTTGTTGTTTGCGTAAGGTTGCTTGAAAACGCCCCGTAAGGAACCCGCAAGTTAGACGTAACAACAGAAGTGTTAGAATTTAACTGCGAAATAAAGTTGTCTAGCTGAGTAAAGTACAACCGCAGCACGTTATTAAGCTGGTCTTGGTATTGACGTGCGTATAGCGTAGGAGCAATAGGCAACGCCGGTGCTTTAGTCCTTGTGAGGTCAATAGACTCAGTAGTAACAATCTTAGTTGTCATCTGCGTCCGTCCGGTCTTACATCAATCCGTGGCACGCCTAACTGCCACTGGCAACCCAACTGGTCGGAACTAATCCTAAAAGCCATTTGACGACCACGCAGTCGTGTATACACAATCTGAGTAAACTCTTGCACCGTGTAGTTTTTAACAGTGTTATAAGACTGCGCTGAAGTGACGCTTGGTGTATCTGCTGTGCCATAAGGCGCACCGGGGTTGTACCGTGGGCGTACTGCAAACGTAACTTGTGGGTACGCTGGGGCAGGAGTGCTTGATCCATCAAACGTAATGTCAGGGATCATCCTCCACACAAAGCCATAGTTGTGACCGTCGCCAATATCAAAGTCAGACGATTGAATATAAGACGAGATAGGTAGTGTTGTACCGTTAATTTCAGTGTCGTCGTTACCGCTTTCTTGATACACAATGGTGTTCTGGTAGGTAGCAGCCATAGGGTATTCACGCAGTGGGCTATCTAGCCACGCACTGCGCCTCAATGTGCCGTAGTACCATACTTGGTCGAGGTAGTTATAGATGACGTAGCGGTCTACCACGTCTGAATTAGATGAACAGTAGCCCCACCATATTTCGCTATAGCCTTCGTTTGTACCGGCAAAGAATTGACTAGACTGAGCTAAGTTAATATCGCCAAACACAAACTGACGTAGTGAGCATGGCAGCGTTTCAACACGACCTGAGTACGCATAAAACTTATCTACGCCCATCCAATAAGTAATGTTGTTTACGGTAGCAACCGCATTTGGCCCCATGATGGAGATGTTGTCTGACAGGATGTTGAAGCCCCAGACGTATGGTGGCCCTAAATACTGCATAGAAAACAGAGCAGCATCAGTCCATATCAAAATCTCTTGGCGGGTTTGCTGTGCTGTAACTATGTACGAACCTGACGACAGACGGTAGCTACCTGCTTGGTTAGTAATAGCAGGTGCCCATACTTGGTAATCTTCTTGGTCTGACCAACGTACAAGCATTGGGTCTTGAGATGTTTCACCGTAGTCATTTGCGCCAAACGCAATAACAAAACGAGACGCGTCAGACACCATGACATAGTTAGCTACAGACGGGCAGCTTGTATCTGTTTGGTATACGCCGCTGCTGCCGCTAGACAAAAGTACCGCAGGGTTAGTAAACGTCAAACTACCCGACACGGAGTAAGTAGGCACCCACATGTACAACGCACCGCCTCGTGGGTTAATAATTAAGTACTCGCCAAAGTTAGCTTCTGACCACAAGCGGAGTTGTTGTGGAATACCATAAGCGGCTGACTGCCCCCAACCTGTAAACGACGTAGCGTTATAGACAATAGAGTTATTTGCATGGGTTGTAGCTATAGTACCGTTAGCGCCGCGTGTAGCCCCTGTAAATATAGTTGCTGTATTACCTGTGTATTTAGCTAATTCTGAATCTATTAAGACTGTACCGGTAGCGTTTGAAAATCCAGTAGTCGATACAACCGCAATGTTGGTGTTACTTGAACTAAGCGAAGCTGAAAGCGTTGTTTGTTTTGCGCCCGCTACAAATCCACCCCAAAGACCCGCGCTCCAACCAGTTTGATAGCCAAACGTAGCTTGACCAATATTGATCTGGTATGTAGCTGTAACTGTGCCACCACCTGTTGTACTTGAACTTGCGGTAGATGAAGCAGTAATAGTATAAGAATTGGCGTTGACGTACGTAATCCGGTACTCATTGTTTAGACTTAACCCGCCAACAGTAGACGCACCTGAGAAAGTTACGTAGTCGCCATCAATAGCACCGTGCCCTACATCCGTTACAGTAACAATCGCGGAACCACTAACAGTAGTAAATGGATTAGTTAGTACCATTACTTCTCTAACAGGCGTAATATCATTGTAGATACCACCGCTCTCTACGTAATACTTAATATTAGTGCCGACACCTAGCAAGTTATACCCGCGCAGAGTCACCCAATTCCAGAGTGATCGTGCAACGCCTAAATAAGTGTAGCTAGAGATGGGAGTCCAGCCACCTAGTTTTTGAGGGTAGCCTGAACGAAACCTTACCTTATCGCACTCAAACCAACCACCTTCATTGGCAAGGGTCGTCGATTCCCTGTTGACGCCCGGACGTAGTTGTAGTTTCTGTAATGGCATTTTTAGACATTGCGCTCAAAGTGAGGACAATCAACAAGGCTTTTAAAGTTGCCGCCCCAACGGTTCTTCAGGTACAAGGATTCCCAATAAGCACCCAACGGAGCAAGCACCGCTTTATCCCAAATAATTTTTCCGTCTTTGAAGAAGTTTAAGTCGATTGCACAACGCTTCAAATGAATGCTGTTCATGGTCTTGGAACGACCTGTCTTGAAGTAAATGGCCTGCTGCTCAGGGGTACGAGCTAACTCACCGCCAGTAACAACGAACCCTTGCTCAGTTGCGTACTGAATAAGCTTGCAGGCGTCCAATAGAAAAGCCGCTTGTTCTTGTGCGAGGCTCATTTTTTACCTCTCATCTCTGCAAGTTTTTCAATCGTGCGACCGCCAAAATATGCACCCATTATCAGCATACCCCACTGACCAAGCAAGTTAACATACGACTCGTTAGCGTTGTAGCCGAATGCAGACATCATCGCAAATAAAAAATAGCCTGTAAAAATGGCTATAAGGCTCATGGGTCGAATGTTCTTGGATAGCCAAGAGTCAGACGCCATATCAGCATCCCATCGGTTAGACACGTTGTTATCTTCGTTCTTGGCAGCATCAGCAAATAGTTGCAGCTCCGCTAGTTCCATCTTGGCTTTTTCAATGCCAAGCTCTAGTAATCGTTCTTCATGGTCGTATTGAAGCTGACGTAGTTTTTCAACATCCGCAGGAGTAGGGTTGTCTGGAATCTTAATGCCAAGCGTGTTCTCAACAACCTCTTTGCCTTTTGCTTGAATAGCACTAGACAATAAACCTAGTCCACTTTCAGCAAGTGTGCCAAGCAACGCACCGACGATAGGAATCATTTCTTAGCCCTTTCTTCCATTAGTTTGATGCGAACCTGAAGGTCATGCAGGTCTTTGTAAATATCTTCTTTTAGCTTGTGCCTAGCCTCTGCACTTAGCGGGCTGTCAGTAGGCACACCCTGTGGCGTAATCAACGCTGGCATCTGCCCTTCGATCTTAGTCAAACGCGTATTAAACGAGCCAACCTCACCAAGCAGCCAAGCCAAGCTTGCAACCACAATAGGTACAATCGCTTTAAGCGCGTCTGACCAGTTCATAATTACACACGAACCCAAGATGTCGTAGCTTCATCCCAAACATAAGGCGTTTCTATTGAACTATCTGAAGGCATAGGCGTAGGTGGCTGCCACTGAGCATTAGCATCTAGAGTCCAACTTGCAAATGGTTGTGGAGCAGCAAACGCATCAATATCTGCGTGGTACTTGTAGCCGATACCAGCGTAGTTCTTACGCTTGTTGC